GGTTCCCATATTCATCTGTATACTCTTTTATATTGTTTCCTGTTCCAGCAGGGCCTAAACCTTGAACAGGATCTGGGCCCATGTAAGTACCTGATAGATCACGGCTAACACCCGATTCTTTTATAACACTTCTAATGATTTGTCTCAAACGTCTTTCTGTTATTTTCATTTATATCCCTCTTTTTATTGTTATTATATACTATATATATTATCATTTAACATAGATTTTATACTTTTTTTGTGTCCTACAATGTATATAAGGTTTACAATAACCCAACTCATATCCTTTAGCTTTATAATCTTCTACACCACAATCAGCTACACTTATGTTCGTCTTTAAGTTTGTCATAAAAACGTATCCTTTCTGATGGTGGGGGAAGTTTTTAAACACATAATCCCATTCACACTTGATCATTAACATATCACTTTTAAACTTTCTTTTGAGACTGTGTCTATTCCTCCTTGTGGGAAGAGAACGTAGTAAGATTCTTTATTACCAATATGTTTTGAAATAACTAAAACTAACATATTATTAAAAGTGCATAGATTCCCTACTAGATCAATACTTTCTTTTATCTTCATGAATAACCTTTATAACCGGGAATCTTAACGAGTTTTCTCCATTCTGGTTTTGAGATTCTTCGAAGTATTGAACTGTTATTTCTTTACCAATAATGTCTTGTGGCTTATTAAAAAACTTTTGTCGTTGTTCTATTGAAAAACCACTACCAACCCTAACTGTGTTTCCTTTATGCTCTATCATTACAGCGCTCAACATTTCTTCTTCTACTTCAACACCTTCTTTGACATATCTAAACGGACCGAAAACTACGTCTTTAACATCATACTCAGCGTCATGAAATGTTTTAACTTTCAAGATGTCATTCGAACGTTTACCTTTATAAGTATCGTTCTTACGTAACATTAAACCTTCCCAGCCTTTTTCAGACGCTTTTGCAGTCAATTTATCAAGCTCTTCGAAATTTGAAATCGGAGTTTGTTCTAAGAAATCCAGACAATTCAGAGTTTCTCCTAACATAAGACTTTGTAGTGCAAAAACTCTTTGCGAGAAAGTGCCCGAGGAAGAGTCTCCTCTTTTAAACATTTCGTAAGGGATGAAGTCAAATATCTGATATAAACCTTTTTGAATAGTGTGATCTTTACGACCTATCTCTTTCATTACAGTTTGAAAATCTTCGTTACCATTTTCATCAACTATACACATTTCACCGTCGTAGACAATGTTTTTAACACCTAAGCTTTTTATTTCTTCTTCTATTAAGGATAACGTATGAAATTGTTTTCCTGCTCTAGAGAATGATTTAGCTTTACCTTTGTCATCAACAACAATAAGACAACGAACACCGTCAAGCTTTCTCGATACATACCAGATATCTTTTTCGAGATTAACTTTCTTTTTTGTCTTCTCATCATATTTATTTGCTAGTGCTACGTTAAAAGTGGGTATCAAACTTGGCACAGCTCTGTTTATTAACTTAACTGATGCTCTAACTTTTAAGTTTCTTTCTAACATTAGACATAATAATTTTTCATACGTAGGATTACAATAGATAAACCCGTTTGTTTCTTCTATCGCTTTATGTCCTGTAATTAATCTTTGATTTAAAGAATCAAACAGATCAAATATAGAGCTAAATTTTGTATGTTTGTTACATAGATCTTTTCTTTTATTTAGAACTTTAGACGTTATATTATATTGCATAAAAGTATTATATGTATAATATAAAACTCTTAACACGTTTTTCTCTGCTAATCTTATAATTTCTACTTTGTCATTTGATGACGTTGAAGAATTCATTTTCTCTATAAACTCATTGATTTCTGTAATCATAATACAAATCCTATAAAATCTTTTATTGTAGCATAGACTAAAGTAAAAAACATTATCTCTAAAATACAAAAAAAGCTCAACACAAAAAGAAATAAACTATAGTTTGACTTGTATATCTCTTCATTGTGCTGAGTTTGATCGTAAAATATTGCTACATTAAAAAGAACTATAAATATAAATCCAATGTAATATAACATATGATAAACAGCGCTTTATTTGATTTTATCTAAATCAGCACCTGCTGAAATGGCTACAGCTTCCAGGAATAACTTTGAGTTATACGGAATTCTTTTGTTAGTTTTCTCACATCTTTCATATACAGCTTGAACTCTCTTTAATGCATCTTTCGGTGAAGAAGAATCAAAGACATAGTTTACAATGCTCTTTTCATATTCTCCAAGACCATGACGATCAATAGTAAGCTTGTAACGCATCATAATTTTTATCCTTTTTTAATTTGTGTATTGTTTTGCAGCAACTTCTGCTTTTTGCGTGTTTTCGTACTTTCCAATATAAGTCCAACCTTGGGTCCACTTATTTTGGGCTTTATGATATAATTTAACTTTGTTTTTTTCTTTAACAAACTTAAATGTCTCAGTATTAAAATTATATAACATAATTATCTCTTTTATAAATTAATTTACATGTTTATTGTAACATCAGATTTGTCAGCTTCAAAAGCTAACTTGCAATTCTTGGCTAATATCCAACATCGTTTCATTCTAAATGAAGGCCCGGGTTTTGGAGCACCCCCATCTGTTAAAACTATATAACCATCAAACTTTCTTTTGTTCTTAATTGCATGATTAGATACAGCTTTAAACGATGTTCCTCCTGTTAATGATCTGTGCATGTTAGGACGTTTATTTTTCTTCCAAAGAAACCCTCCTTTGTCATCAACTGAATGATCAAACTTATAAAGATAAAAGTCTGTATTTCTAGAAAGATTATCCAGTTCAGCATAGAATGCTGCTAACTCTTTATTTGAAACAGAACCACTCTCATCAATATATACAGCAATCATTGGTCGATAAACCTTTTTAGCTCCAGGATGAACCCCTGGGTATTTTCTATGTAGCTTTCTTACTGAAGAGTTTCTTTGATCTTTCTTAGTGTAACCACAAAATCTCTTTAACAAAGATTGCCATTGGATTTTGTTTGATAACATTTTATATATTTCAGCTCGAGTATGTTGTGATACTGATCCCCAGTTTCTACATTCAGCTTCTTCTGCAGCGTCCTTAACTAACTCCTTAATCTTACCTTGAATTAATTCCTTTTCTTCGTTTGACATCTCATCCCACCCTTCATGATCATCAAACCCAATTCCAACAGAAGAGCCTTTTTCCATTTCTTCAAGATACTCTTTTACATCTGGATCACTCATTAATCTGTTGAAATAATATTCAGAAGTTTTATCTCTCGGGAAGCTTTCAATAAGATTTGATAAACCCATAAATCTTTTAAGCTCGTCATCAGTCATATTTGATTTCTGGTCGTTGTCAAGATATAACTTTTCTCCTGGAATCAAACCGCCTTTAGGCAATTCATGTGAAGGAATAGTTGAGTTAATTGCAAGATCTGTTCCGTAATTCCAGATTAAATGAGGATCTCTCCTTCTTTCAGTTGTATGACCAAAAACTAAGTGTAAACATTCGTGTTTAAGTAAGCCGTTAACTTGACTTTTACTTAGTCCAGCCATAAACTCTCTGTTCCAGTAAAGTGTTATGTCGCCGTCTATACAAGTAACACCAGCTGTTGGGATTGTAGTTGTCTCTTCTTTGTTTAAAGATCTTAAAATTCTGCTATAGAAAGGTTCACTCCATAGAAAGTTTACTAGATGATGAGTTAAATCAAAGCTATCAATCTTTTTTTGACTAACTTTTTTTGTACCTAACATACTATTGTTATTGTTTTGTTTCGACATAACTAATCCTTATTTACTTAGTAAGTCTCTATTGCTGTTAACAACTTCAACAACGTATTGTCCGATTTCTTTGTGGAACTTTTGAATGCTATTGATATTCTTAGCCTTAGTAACACAAGACCAAAAGTGTATAAGCATTTCTTCAGAAATCATTTTTCCTAACTTTGCTGCGTTTTTAGATTGTGTTACTGTCCAATCATTAGAACCAGAGTGCTCACCTAATCTTTCAATAAGAGAATTAATCCTATCATTTGACATAGCTTTTAACTTTTCTTCGCAAGCTTTAAAACTCTTAAGGATTTCTTCAGGCGTTACTACAATTTCATATTTCTTAACAAAATCAGTAAATTCAACAGCAGCTTCTTGTCCTATAAATCCAATTGCCGTATTGAATATATCAAACTTTTCTTTTGTCTCATATAAATCGATATTGTTAAACTTAAGCACTTCATCAAATCTTGCCCAAGAAGCAGGAGTTGGGAATACGTTTCCTGGTTTAACCTTTTCTAAATTAACAAATAAATGTGAAGATCTTGTTTTCAAGAACTCAATAATTAAGTTATCAACTTTCTTTGATTTTGCCCAATCAATCCAATCTGCTTTTGTTGGTTTAAGATCAATAGCCCAAAAACGTCTTAATAACGCAGGATCCATTTCATTTACATCATATTCATTACCATGATTAATGGCAGCAAAGATTCTCGTACCAGGATGGATATTATATGGATTGCCGTTTTCATCATTACCTAACTGTCTATCCAATACTATTTGAAAGAAAGATTGTTGTACTGCAGGTAATCCTCGATTAAACTCGTCCAAGAATAAAACAACTGGCTCATTACAAGCTCTAATAAACCAAGACGGCATACAAAACGTCATTATGCCCTTCTCTTTCATTCCTTCAAGATCTGGGTAACCTTGAACATCACCTTCAGACATAATCGATGCACGAACATCAATTAGCGGTAACTTGATTTCTTTTGAAATTTCATTTACTAGAGCAGATTTACCAACACCAGTACTAGCTCGCATAAG